AATTCATTAAAGGTATGTACGATTATACTAGTAATGCTTTCCCTAAAGGTGAAACAGCAGTCTTAACAGCAGTACAAAAACAGTACGGTGATGAGATGGTTGATGAAGCTCAAGCAGTAATGGCAGATTTATTACGCTTGAAAGATGCTGAAATGGCACGTATCCAATCCCTAGCAGGACTAAGATAACCAAATTTCAGAATAAAGTCAAAAAAAAGGTTGACTTTATAAGTACAAGAGTGTATTATATATAAAGTAATGCACATTTAGGCAATACAAAACAGCTATAAGGCAAAAACACATAGGAGGCTTATATTATGGCAACACTAGCAGAAATCAGAGCTAAACTGAAAGAACAAGAAGCAAACACTGGCGGCAATCGTTCGTCAGGCGGTGACAACGCAATTTTCCCATTTTGGAACATGCAAGAAGGACAGAGTTCAACTCTAAGATTCCTTCCAGACGGAGATGAAGCAAACACTTTCTTTTGGAAAGAACGTTTGATGATCAAACTTCCGTTTGCAGGAATTAAAGGTGAAACAGACTCACGTCCTGTACAAGTACAAGTTCCGTGTATGGAAATGTACGGACAAACGTGCGACATTCTAAATGAAGTACGTGCATGGTTTAAAGATCCAAGTCTAGAAGACATGGGTAGAAAATATTGGAAGAAACGTTCATACGTATTCCAAGGCTTCGTAACTGAAAATGCGTTGAATGAAGATACTACTCCTGAGAATCCAGTTCGAAGGTTTATTATTGGTCCACAGATTTTCCAAATTATTAAAGCGGCTCTCATGGATCCGGATATGGAAGAATTACCAACAGATTATACTGCTGGTGTAGACTTCCGTCTTAATAAAACAAGTAAAGGTGGATATGCTGACTATTCAACTTCTAATTGGGCACGTAGAGAGCGTCCATTGACAGATGTTGAAATGAAAGCTATTGAAACTAATGGCTTGTTTAACATGAGTGACTTCCTTCCGAAACAACCTTCAGAAGTTGAGGTAAAAGTCATGAAAGAAATGTTTGAAGCATCAGTAGATGGTGAAGCATATGATATGGATCGTTTTGGTCAATATTTCCGTCCAGCGGGAATGGCGGCAAGAACAGGTGATCCACAGAATAGAGCGGGTACTCCTGCTCCAGCGGCACCACCAGCGGCACCAGCAACTCCAACACCGGCACCAGAAGCGGCACCTGCTCCAGTAGCAGAAGCGGCACCTGCGGCTCCGGCAACAGAGACACCTGCACCGTCAGGTAAAGCTGAAGACATTTTATCAATGATTAGATCACGTCAATCATAAAATAATTAATCGTTTGTAGGGGATTAATTTCCCCTACATTAGCTTTTAACAAGGAGAAACTATGGCTAAATCATTTGACGTTAGTAAGTTCCGTAAGGACTTAACTAAAAGTATAACAGGTATGAGTAGTGGCTTTAATGATCCAACAGATTGGATTAGCACAGGCTCATATGCACTAAACTATCTTATTAGTGGAGACTTTCATAGAGGAGTTCCACTAGGCAAGGTAACAGTGTTTGCAGGAGAATCAGGCGCAGGTAAAAGTTATTTCTGTGCAGGTAACATTGTAAAACACGCACAAGATCAAGGTATCTTTGTAGTTCTAATTGACTCAGAGAATGCACTTGATGAAAGTTGGCTACAAGCATTAGACGTTGACACAGGAGAAGATAAACTTCTTAAATTGAATATGTCAATGATTGATGATGTAGCAAAAACTGTTAGCACATTTATGACAGATTATAAAGCAATGAACGAGGAAGATCGTCCTAAAGTATTGTTTGTAATTGATTCATTAGGTATGTTACTAACACCAACAGATGTTGATCAGTTTAACAAAGGTGATATGAAAGGTGATATGGGTCGTAAGCCTAAAGCACTAACATCACTTGTACGTAATACTGTTAACATGATTGGTAGTTACAACGTAGGACTAGTATGTACTAACCATACATATGCATCACAAGATATGTTTGATCCAGATGACAAGATCAGTGGTGGACAAGGCTTTATCTATGCATCAAGTATTGTTGTTGCAATGAAAAAGATGAAACTAAAAGAAGATGAAGCTGGTAATAAGATCTCAGAAGTACGTGGTATTAGAGCAGGTTGTAAAGTAATGAAGACACGTTACGCAAAACCGTTCGAAGGTGTACAAGTAAAGATTCCATACGAAACAGGTATGAATCCTTACAGTGGTCTTATTGAACTGTTTGAGAAAAAAGGCTTATTGGAAAAACAAGGCAACAGACTCAAGTATATTGATCTAGCTGGTGAAGAGCATCTTGACTATCGTAAGGCTTGGATGGAACCATCTAAGATGGATATGATCATGTCAGAATACAATGAGAAACTTGCGCCTGTGGTAAATACCGATGATGATATGCCCGAGATAGAGGCTGTCGCAGAAGCAGAACTTATTGAACAGGAGTAAAGTATATGGATAGTAGTCTTGTAGTTGACATGTGGAATACGTTTAAAGATAGTATTGATAAAAAAACTATCGAAACAACAGCCGAAACATTTGTAGATACATGTGCCGATTATGGTGCCGATGATCAAACGTTTAGAGATGCGTTAGGTAGTTGTGATATATTAGACAATGCTATTAATTATTATTTAGATCTTGAAGAAGATGTAGATGATGATGAAGAAGAATGGGAAGATTAAATGGGATATTACTCTGAAGTAGCTAGAGATATCAATAAAATCCCCACAGCAATTAAGTTTTTTGAAGATGAACTTATTGATGCCCGAAGTGAAGTAAAACTAAAAGGCAACGTTGAACGTGCCGCGGCAGAGATGCCCGGCATCGTTGAACACCGTTTTAATCAGTTACAAGAGATTGAAGCTATACTAAATTATCTAAATATTGAACTACGTAGAATGCGTAGTTCATATTTTAAAAAATATCTTGAAAATTATCAACGTGCTTTGTCTAGCAGAGATGTTGAGAAATATGTTGACGGCGAAGCAGACGTAGTCGACTATGAAAAGATTATTAATGAGTTTGCATTACTTCGTAACAAATGGCTAGGCTTATTAAAAGGTCTTGATCAGAAACAGTGGCAGATAACAAACGTTGTCAAACTGAGAGTTGCGGGTATGGAAGATGCATCAGTATAAATCCCAAATTCCAAAACGTTCTAAAGAGTTGCGTGGACAACTGTTTTCTTATCTTTATAAACATTGTGATGTAAAAACAATAGAAAGTCCA